ATATTGTCTTTGTGTCGCAAATCTTTCTCGTATTCCCTGTCTACTGCCAACTTCTTGTACAACAGACATACTTGTTCCAGGCAGAGTAGCATCTGTTGCTAGTAATTCAAATCTTCTATGTTTATCTGTATCTCTAAAAACTCCACATGTTGTCAACCATGAATCTAAATTCTCGGCCACAAGTTGATTCTTAGAGGCTGCTTGTATTTGATCTAATGTTAGTCCACCACCATCTATCGGAAACTGTGTTCTTGGTGTAGGACTAGAAGGAGCTAAATCCATAGACACTTTGAAATAATTAGATAGAGAAGGAGCCCCTAATGCCTCTTGAAAGTTCTGTAAATCAGTAGGGTTCTTTATATCTATAGATCCAAAATCAACACTGGCACCTAGTGGCCCTATTTTATTGAAATAATTTTTTATGTGATTTATTCCTGCCATCTAAATAAACATATGACTTACCATACTATGTATAAGGGTTTTTATGGCTTATAAGGGGAAATTTAAACCAAGACATATTAAAAAGTATAAAGGTGATCCCACTCAGATCATTTATCGTTCTCTTTGGGAGAAAAAGTTTATGGAATACTGTGATCTGACAGAGAACATAAGTCAATGGCAGTCAGAGGAATTTTGGATACCATACAAAAATCCTTTAGATAGAAAAATACACAGATACTTTCCAGACTTTTTTATCAAATATACAGATGCAAATGGGAAGAAAAGATCTGTGGTTATAGAAGTGAAACCCAAGAAACAATGCAAGGCTCCACCAAAGAATCCCAAAAAGAGAAATAAAGCGTGGGCCAACAGTGTTCAAACATGGGTTATAAATGAAGCAAAGTGGAAAGCAGCAGAACAATACTGTGCTGATAGAAAATATGAATTTAAAATCTTAACAGAAGACGATTTAGGTATCTCACATGATCGCAGAAGATATTAAAGAACAAGCTGGTGTTGGTAGAAGAACTAGTGCGTGGTACGCCAATGCTCTAGAAAATGCTTTAGCCAATTTGCAAGAGGAGGACTCAGATACAATAGACACTGGTGGTATCACACTAGGATCTTTATTCTTCTTTTCATATAGCGTAGCATATCCAGAAAAATATCCATTTTGGGACATTCAACCGTTAGCAGTGGCTCTAAGATTTGATGGTGATGGGTTTCTGGGATGTAATTTACATTACATTAATCCAGATTATCGTGATGCAGTTGCAGAAAGCTTACTAAATAGCGGTGGCGGGTCTGTAGTACCCAAAAATAGTATACACAAATACCTATTTTCTGGAATGGGTACTCTATATAAAGTTCCTGATGATGAAGATTGGGGTAGTATAGCACTACTTCCCACAGAAAGATTTATTAGTAAATCAGGCAGAGCATATCCTAAAAACAGAGCATTTAACTGGAGAAAATAGTGACAGAACAAAACATTGTACAAGATTCTACTCTTGGGGATGAATTAAATCCCAAGATAGATGCTCTTAGGAATTTAAAAATAGAAAAAACACCCTTTAAAGGACAGGTTTTTGAGGGTAATACTACTAGTTACAGAGTTTTTTACAGTCCAGATGGTCAATCAGTCAAGGTATTACCTGTTGACGCTAACGGTCAAGTTCCGCCTGGTGCTGAACCAATATATGAGAATGGAAAGTTCTATCTAGATAGAATGGAAGTTGCTTTAAAGAGAAGCGGTCAAGGTAACAAGATAACATATGGCCCTTTCCTAAATGAAGAAGAAAGAGAAGAACTCAACAAAATCATAAAAGAGGGAGTAACTGCATATTCCCAAGCTACTGGTACACCACTTCCTAAATTTATCACTCAAGATGGTGAGTCTACCAACATTGAGAGTTCAACAATAGAAAATGAAGAAATACAAACAGGAGCGGTGAATGAAAGCGCAAGTGTTGAACAATCAAATATGTATCAGAATACTGAAAGCAGTAATAACTCAAAAACCGCTAAAGGAGAGATTTTAATTTCATTTGGTAATTATAATGATGTAAATAGAAATTACAAACTAGAGGAGGGTATTGGTAGAAAGCATAATTTATCTGACTATGATGATGCTAATGATATAATGTTTAGAAAGATAGTTAGATATCCAATAGACATGGCAGATAACATGGATCACATGATGATTCAATGTTATGCCTACCAACCACCATATGCTCCAGCATTTAGAAGAGACTTTGCGACAAAAAGAGTAAATACAGGAGAGCGAAATGGGAAAACAGTTCCATCAACTAGTCCTGGCTTTGGTATACCAAGAACAACTCCTTTTAAAAGGAAATTAGGTGCTGGTATTAAACTTCCCATGCCTAATAATATGATGGATCAAAACCCAAGGAACTGGGATGAAGGATCAATGAACACTGGAGCTATGGCAGCAGTTCAATCATCTAGTAAAAGAGCAGTTGAATCTTTCTTCTCATTTGATATGTTTGGTTTTGGTGGTTTGTTTAGAAGAAATGCCATAGCGATGGAAAGATTAAAAAGGGAAGCTGGTAGAGCTGATGCACTTGCAAGTCAGATTAGTCAGTTGGCTGATAACATGGGTTATGATATACCTCCAGAACAAATACTTTCTAGAAGTATAGGAGTTGTTGCAAACGCAAATACCGAGTTATTATTCAGTGGAGTATCTTTAAGAACATTTGAATTTCAATGGCAGATGAGTCCTAGAGATGAACTAGAGGCAGCAAATGTCAGAATGATTATTCGTGCATTTAAGCAATGGTCTGCTCCCAGAAAACTTAAAAAAATAGATACATCTAATACTGGTATTGGCCAGGCTGGTGGGCCCTCATTCTTTTTGGGAACTCCTAATATATTCCGATTGAGATATCTTACCAGAGATAAAGAAGATATTATGGGAGTCAACAAGTTCAAACCATGTGCATTGACAAACGTTGCAGTCAACTATACACCAGAAGGTCAATGGATGGCATATGATAGGGGTATGCCTATTTCTGTTGTAATGACTCTATCATTTAACGAACTAGAACCTATATACAACACAGATTATAGTTCTGATATTGTTAATGGAAGAAAATTTGTAGATGGCCCAGAACCGAATAGAGGTGATTTATTCCCCATCAGTATTATAAAACAAAATGAACCTCAAAACGCACAGATAGGTTATTAGAATGGCCAGTTATTTTTCTTATTTTCCAGATATAGAATACGTCTCAAGAACTACAGACAGAAGTTCTGCTGAGGAATATATTACTGTAAAAAATATTTTTAAGAGAGCAACGATTCGTAATGATTTTTACAATGTAGCAACTGCATTTGAAGATTATATGATCATCGCTAATGAAAGGCCAGATCAAGTAGCAGAAGCTGTATATGGAGATCCTCGTTATGATTGGGTTGTTCTTACTGCTAATAATATTACAAACATGAGAGAACAATGGCCTCTGAATGCTCAAGATTTCCAAAATTATATTTTAGAGAAATATAAAACTGAAAGTGCATTGACAGAGATTCATCACTATATAACTGAAATTAGTATTGATAGTAGAAAAAGAATTGTTGTGCCCGAGGGTCTAAGAGTAGATTCTAATTTTAATTCTCAATACTTAGATCAATCTACAAGGGTAGAAATTAATTACGGTGGCACATTAAATGATATAACTACAATTGATAATGTAGGGACTGTTAGAGATTCTGATGGTAATATAGTAACTCATGATAATGTTCTTGCAATAACTAACTATGAATATGAAGAAAACTTAAATGATGCTAAAAGAAGAATTAAAATATTGAAAGAAGATTACTTAGACGTAGTTATAAATGATATGAGAAGAATAATGAAATATAAACCATCGAGTCAATATATTGATAGGGGTCTAAAACAAGCATATAACCCAAGACTTAGTGGGCAATAAAAAAAGGGGTCGTAAGACCCCTTTCTTAATGTTTACTCTTCAGCGAGTTTTTGAAAATAACTCAGTGCGTCATCTTCGTCTTCTGTATTCTCCTCTACAGCAGCAACTGGTTCTGATGTAGGGCTAAGACCTTCACTTAAATCTTCAAGATCTTCAGTGTCTATCTTAGGCGTAACAACTGCCTTTCTGGCAAGAACTGAATCTAAACGTGATTTAAGTTCATCATAAGACTTAAATTGATCAGCAGCAGTGAACTCACTGAGGTCATAGATCTTATCGTAGATCTTTTCTAACTCAGCATCATCATCTAAAAGTGCTTCTGTCTTACCAAACTCTGAACTATCGTAGTTCCAGAATCCAGCAACTTGTTTAATCTTCAACTTGAAGTTTGCACCTTTCCAGAAATCAAAAGGATTGATTGG